ACGTCGGTCATCTCACCGGCCTTGATGCCCCAGACGTCCATCGCCGTCGCCGCCGTCTTCGCCGCCGTCGGAAGCGTCGTCCCGCCCGCCGCCGCCAGCGCCACCGCCGCGTCCGCCGCGCCGCCCATGATGTCGGTGACGCTCGCGCCGTTCGCGGCCAGCTCCTGCATGGCGTCCGCGGCGGCGCTCGCGCTGAAAGCCGTCTCCGCGCCGATGCGCTTGGCCGTCTCGGCAAGCCCGCCCATCTGCTCTTTCGTGGCGTTCGCGATCGCGCCGACCTGGCCGATGCTGCTCTGGAAGTCCGCGGCCATCTTCACCGCGGCCGCGCCCAGCCCGGCGAACCCCGCCGCCGCGCCCACGCCCACGAGCGAGAGCCCCCGCTGGAACTCCTCGGTCTCCCGCCGGATCTGGCGCAGGGTGTTGGACGCTTCGTCCTTCGCCCCGACGGTGACGCGAACCTCGTTAGCCATCGCCACCCTCCACCATCTCCACGTGCGCCAGCAGCCACGCCGGCGCTTCGAGCACTTCGTGCGGCAGGACGCCGTACCGCCGGGCCAGCGCCTCAATCACCCGCGCGAACTCGTACCCCTCCGGCGGCTCCACCGCCGACCCGTCCGCGTGCGCGCCCCCCGCTACGTGCCTCCAGCGGGCGAGCGACGCTCGAAAGGGCCGAGCGGATCCAGCATGTTCTGGAACCAACGGTTCGCGATCTGCACGACGAGCGGCTGCGGCAGCTCCTCGCGCGCGTCGAACGGGATCGGCGTTCCGTCTTCCCGCTCCAGGTCCCACCGGCGGCAAATCCCATGGCTCAGCATCCAGTTCCACTGCGCGTCGATGACGTCCACGCCCTGGTCCTGCAGCTCCCGCGCCCGCGCCGCGTCCGCCACGATGTCGGCCTCGGCGCGCTCCTGGCCCCTCGACGCCGCCTCGTCGCCCCGCCGGAAGATCTCCTGCAGCTCCCTGATGCGCCCCTGCACCTCGGCCACCGTTTCCATCAGGCCGAGGCGTTCGCGCAACGAGATATCGGCGCGGAGGAAAACCTCCGCGCCTTCGTACCGCGTGCCCGAAAGGTCGAGCACGAACTCGGTGGCATACGGCCGGAAGCCCATTCGCCTAGACCGTCGACCAGGCCGGGGTCGTGCCGCTCTGCAGGTTCAGCGTCGCCTGCCAGGTGAGCTGGCCATCGGCGGCGCGGCTCACGTTGTAGTTCGCCACCAGGCACTCGCACTCCAGCTTCGGATTGCCCGACGAGTTGCCGCCGATGCAGTACGTCACCGTGCGCGTCCCCGTTCGCGTGGCGAACACGGTATGCGACTTGTTCGACGCCGCGTTGACCACGCCGCTCAGCTGGAACGACACGTCGTTCAGGCCCACGATGCGCTCCATCGCCGACTTGTCGATGCCCGTCACGTCGATGAGCGCCTGCGGCGTCTGGATCTGGATGCTCGTCACATCGTTCGAAATATCCCGCGCGGTGCCGCCCGAGTCATCCACCGCCAGGTAATCCCCGAGCCCGGTCTGCTTCGCCATGGTGTTCCTCCTCCTAGTTCCGCCGGTACGCCATCGCCACCGGGAAATTCGTGAACGTGCCCGTCGAGGCAACCCGGACGTAGCGCCGGATCGCCTGCGTCGCGCTCGATTGCACGAGCTGGGCGGTGGGCGGGTCCGTGTTCGCCACCGCCGTGAAGGTCATCCCCGTGATCGCCGCGAACGACGAGTTATCCGCCGAGTCCTGGATCACGGGCGTTGCCGTGCCGCTCGCGGGCGGCTGCGCCTGCACCATCGCGATCGCCCCCGCCGAGGATGCGGCCGCGTCGTCGATGCTCGTCCCCGAGGCCGCCGAGGCGTGGGTCACCATCCCCGCCGTCAGCGCCTTCCCCCACACGATGCCCGCGCCATCCGCCTGGAACGTCGCCGTGCAGGCGAGGGCGTTGCCCGGTTGGCGCTGCACGTCGAAGTTCGACTGCCGCGCCTGCAGCATCGCCACCGCGTCGCTGAGCGCGGGCGTCCCGCTCACCGCGATCTGCACCATGACCCCCCGCTGGCCCGTGGGCAGCTTCGCCGCCGAGGTCCACGCGTACGGCACGTGCAGCGCATCCGAGGACGGCGGGAACGCCGCCAGCGGCAGCGTCCCCGGGTCGAACCACGCGTTGAACGCGATCGAACCGTCCTCCCGCCCCGGGAGCCGCGCCGTCGCGCTCTTGTCGATCGTCGTCACGTCGAGCAGCTCCTGCGTGGAGGTGATGCTCCCGATGGCGTTCACCTCGCCCGAGATGTCGATCCCCTGCACGAACGCCCGCGCGCCGAGTCCGGTTTGCTTCGCCACCTACGCCACCTCCTCGATGTGCCCCGCCGCGAGCCACTCCCCGATCGCCGTGTGCCGCGGCCACTCCGTCATCACGTCGCCCGCCGTCCACTCCACGAACTGCTCGTACTCCGCCGCCCGCGGGTCCGTGCTCATCCGCACCGACAGCAGCGCGTTCTTCACGAGGTAGCCCTTCACCGGCGCCGCCGCCGCCTCCCCTTCGCCCTTCTTGCTCATGCCGCTATCTCCTCCGCCTCGGTATCCCAGAGCACGATGGTCATTTCGACCACCCGGTACACCAGCCCGCCCAGGTCCACCCAGAGCACGTTCGCCGTGTCGATCTCCAGGTCCGTCACGTTCCCGCCGAGCGTCGACGCGCCGCGAATCGCCGCCTGCACGTTGCGCATCGCGTTCCACGAATCCACCTCGAGCTCGAAGCGCGCCTCCTCCCCGAGCGCCGGCCGCAGATAGACCCGCAACCGGATCTCCTCGCGCACCATCACGTTCCCCAGCGTCGCCTCTTTCTCCGCCTCGCCCGCCAGCCAGAACGCCACGAGCGCGTACATCTGCGGCGGGATGCCCGAAGGCTCCCCCACCAGCACGGCCTCGAACGCCTTGCCCTCGCTGTAGGCGCACGCCCGCAACAGGTTGTTCAGGTAGGCAAGCGCCCCACGGCGCTGCGCGTCCGTCATCACCGGAGCTCCTTCGTGATCCGCTCGATGAGGAAGTCCGAAGCCCGCAGCCGCCGCATCTTCGTCCGCGCGTGCGCCCACATGTACATCCCCGGGCGCAGCCGCTTCCCCCGCCGCGTGCCGTACTCCAGCCACGTGCGGATGCGCGGCCGCCCCGCGTCCGGCACCGTCGCCGCCGCTCGCAAATCCCTCAGGTGGATCGCCGCGATCGAATCGTAGAACGCGCCCGACAGGTAGCCCCGGCCCGGCTGCAGCTCCTCGCGCACGAACTCGACGCCCTCCTGCGCCATCGCGAACACGCCATCGTGAATCGCCGCGCGCACCCGCCCCACCGTTCGCGCATCGAACAGCGAGCCGTGCACCGTCACGTCGATGGCCACCGGTTTCCCCGGCCTGGTGGGCACTACAGCACCCCCCACCACGCGTGATAGGGCGCCACCATGTCCCGGATCGCCGGGTACAGCTGCGAAAACCGGCTCGGCCCCGATGCCGCGTACGATTCTGACGTCTGCAGCGCCCCCGCGTACCCCCCCTGGCTCTCCCAGAGGTGCCGCGCCGCCTGCATCGCGCACGCCTGCTCGATCGGCCGGGGATACCGGCGCACCCGCACCACCGTCCCCGAGGCGTGCGTCGCCGCCGTCGTGCCGTTTACCCCGCGCGTCACCGTCAGCATCTCGCTCGCGACCGCGGTCACCCACAGCTGCTCACTTTCGACCACGACCGTGTCCCCGGCCTGCACGCCGTGCCCCGCTGCCATGGTCAGCGAGGTCGCCGTCGTGCTCGAAACCTCCGCCGCCAGCGTGCCCGCGCTCTCGGTCTCGTTCGCGAAGCCCCACGTCCCCGTGACCTTCACCCCACGGCGCACCGCCGGCCACACGCTCAGCTGCGATGACGCACGCCCCACCAGCTCGATGCCCCACCACGCCGGTTCCTTCGCCGGCGGACGGTCCGGGTAGAGCCAGTAGTCCGTATCCGCCACGAGCGTGGTCTCGAACGTCCCGTCGCCATCCTCATCGACCTGCACCGACGTCGCGGCCACGAGGTCGGCATCGAGGTACAGCCGCGCCTTGCCGTTGCCGTCGAAGTAGCGCGTCTCCACGGCCGTGAAGAAGGCTCGCTTGCACTCGTTGTCGATCGCGCGCGACGCCATCTCCACCATCGCGAGAATCTGCGGGTCAAGCGCGGCCCCCGGGTTGTTCAGCCCGGCGCGGACCGAATCGAGCCGAGCGTAGCAGTTCACTCCGAGCCTACCCCCGGCGCCGGGGCTTCTTATCGGCGGGCGCCTCGGCCTCGTCGGGCGCGTCGTTCTCGGCATCGCCCTCGCCGGGCGCCTCGGCCTCGCCATCGGCCTCGCCATCGGCCTCGCCCGCCGCCGGCCCCGAAGACGCCCCATCCACGGCGGCCACCGCCTCCCCGTCCTCGGAGCCGGCCAGCGGCTCACCCCAGGCGTGGCAGGGCGGATGCCCCGGCCGCAGCCCCTCGCCGTTAAAACAGCACCCGCAGCGCCGGCAGTGGAAATACCCCGCCTTCGTCTCCCCGATGTGGCCCTCGGCCATCGCCCCGCAGTGGCAGTTCATTCCCTCACCCCCAGCCAGTCCTCGTACGTGCCCCGCTGATTCACGCACGCCAGCGAGAAGCCCGCCGCGCGCAGCAGCCCCAGCGGGTCCGCCGCCCCCGGCCGCCGCTCGCACAGCACCACGCGCGCGTGCCTCAGCATCCGGTCCATGCCCGGCGCCGAAAGCGCCTCGAACTCGTCGCCCTCGATGTCCAGCTTGATCACGTCCGGTAGCGTCTCTCCGAGCATCGCGGGCAGCGTCGCCCCAGCCACGACGATGTCCCCGGGCCCGTCGGTGGTCGACGCCCCGCCCGGGTTGCGGGCGTCCAGCACCATCGCGCGCGAACCGCCGGCTCCCACCGCCGCCCGCACCCGCACGTCCACGGCGTAGCCGTTGATCTCCGCGTTCTTGCGCACCAGCGCCGCGTGCTCCGGCACCGGCTCCACCGCGATCACCCGCGCCCCGCGCGACGCCGCCACCATCGAGAACCACCCGATGTGCGCGCCCACGTCCAGGAACGTGTCCCCCGGCCGGATGAGCGGCGCCAGCGCCTCGGTCGCTTCGATGTCCCACGCGCCCTGCGCCTGGATATCGCGCCCGACCACCTCGTCGCCCGGCTGCACGAGCATGCGGAACCCGTACCGCGTGCCCAGCGGCGACGCCTCGGCTGGCTCGATCTTGCGAATGCCCGCCGTCATGTTCTCGATCGTGTAGGGGTAGTAGCCCATGTGGTAGAGAATCACCGAGGGGTCCAGCCACACCTTGAACCCCAGCCGCCGGGCCACTTCGCTGAACGCGTAATCCTCGCTCAGGTACTCGTTCTGCCCGTCCGGCGAGCTCAGCACGAACGTGTCGAAGAACGGCCACATCGGCGTCAGCCCGCCGACCCCGCACAGCGGGAAGTGCGGCCCGCCCTCCGGCGTCCGCGCCTCGATCATCGCCGTGATGACATCGCGGTGGACCGCCATGAACCCGGTCGCCGCGTAGATCACCTCCACCGACTCACTCCCGGGCCCGAACACGATCTCCTGCCCCGGGAACCGCCGGCACGCGAGGTGCGACCCGTCCTTCACCGGGTAGGCCGCGCACGCCACGGAGCGCGTTCGCCGCGCCAGCTCCACCACCCGCTCCGCGTGCTCCGGCAGGAACACCACGTCGTCGTCAATCATCAGGAACACGTCGTCGTCGGTCCGGCGATACCAGTCCGAGACCGCGATCGACCGCGAGCGGGTAATCAGGGCATCGCCCCACTTGATCACGTACCCCCACCCACGGTCACGGAGCTGCAACATGCACTCCGCGGTCTCGGCAAGGAGCCCCCGCCACGCGCACAGGATCACCGTGCTGCTTCGCGTGGCGGCGGCCGCCTCCTGGGCCCGTTCGGCCTCGACGACGACGCTCATGTTCCCTCCAAACCCCGCTGGACCGGGCTAGCTCGCCCGGACGTTCACGTACTGATGCCCGCTCGGCTGCGTCGCCGGCAGCACACCCGTGCCACGGAAGCGCTCCGCCAGCACCCCGAGCAGCGTGATGTTCGCCGTCACCGCGTCCACGTAGACGCCGACGTAGCGCTTCGTCGGGCGGTAGATGTCGAGCACCTGAACGCTGTTGTTGTCGCTGTTCGCCACGTTCACCAGCTTCGCCTGGTTCGACGAGTTCTCCGCCGAGACGATGTTGGTGGCGTTGCCGAGGTTCGACTCGTTCGATTCGACCGCCCAGGTCGACAGCGAGCCGCCGTTCACCATCGCGCCAAGCTGGTAGATGAACCGGACCCG